CTGTGATAAAGGGTCAATAGCCTCAACCTGTGGATATCGGTATGATGATATTATTTTATTGACAACAATCTTAGCGAACTTAGGGATGATAGGTACCGGTGTCCAGTCCAAAGTCATCATAGTCCCATCGCCATTGTTTGCGTCAAGAGAGTTTAATATTTGTTTATAGATAGATGTATCTTGAGTACCGTTAGCGTACTGACGGGACGTTTCAAAATCCTTGAATCGCCTACGGTATAGACTTCCTTCGGTGTCTATCCCTCCCCATTGAACAACTAAAGCTTTCGCATAGGCTAGTCCATATGCGTTCTGTACCTTGTCCTCCGTAGTTGCTAACGGATCAGGAAAAGTAGATTTATTGTAATCATTCATCGTTTCGCTGAATCTTTATCAATTGCAAATATAACGATTTTATTAACGCTGGATTGACTTGCCCTTACGAAAAAATGTTTTGTTATCAAAGGTTGCCTTTACTTTTTTCTTTTTAGTGCGCTGGGCAGCTAGTAATGCCAGCCCTGCAGAAATAGTAAGATCATACTGTGTACGATTATCGATACGGAAATTAATCCAATCCTCTAGCGTTCTATTGAAGTACATAGGCATATAGTCTCCATCGCTGTTCATACCTACGTGGTCGTGGATAAAAGATTCTATAGCCTGTGCGTGAGCCTGTATAACATCTTGCGAGTTAGAAGGTATACCCTTTGTCTTAACATTAACTCTAGCTGTTGACTTAAGATGGTCTGGCCTGTCCATCAGGTATTCATCGTAACCCCTTGATTCAAAGTATCTTGCTATACCGTACTTGTTATTCTCTATTAGTATTTTATACCCATAGTACGTAGCTGCCATAAGAACATCCTCATAGAATATTCTCGCTAGTGGTGGCCTTGAAGCATACTCCAATACAAACATATTAGAGGGGTGTGCCATATTAAACTTGTTATACAAATGGTAGGCTCCCTTAGAACCTCTACCATCAACTGTTGCGTCTAAATCGTAGCTATCCACACCACCTACACCTAGCCAGTCGTTACCCGGGGACCTCTTTCCGTTTTGTAGTATTACCTTGTTACGAATATCTACGGGTGGCAACCAAGCCACACGGAACCTACCATTAGCGTCAGGTCTAAATGTAACCTGACTATCTTGCTTACCGTTCTCCCAAACAAAGTTACCACGCACCACAGGCTGTGGATAGAGGTCTTGGTTGTACTCTATTTGCTCGTATATCTTAGCGATATTAAATAGGCTAGATTTAGTGGAGTCTCTAAAGGCTTCGTCAGAAGTAAACGGGAACTGTCGTATGCTTTCGTTAAGCTCATTGCTATCACCTGATAATCCCTTGCGTTCATTTTTCAAGTAAGTTTTTGAACCTATCTCTATTAGCTCGTTATCAATACCCATTACTGGTTTGTCTGGATTCTCAACTACGGGGTTTCCATATACGTCAAAGAATCCTTCTAGCGCTTCGTATGCTGGTATAAATATCCTATACAACATACTCTTTGTTCTGCCGTTGGCATTCCTCTCGTTAGGGTTAGACATATCCCATAAGTCACGATAGTTCCTACCCCCTTTGTCTAGTGGGTTAACTGTAGAGCCTATAATAGCTTTACCTACAAATCTACGACCAACCATAAGACAGGTACGCTGTATACGCCAAACCTCAAGGATATCCTCAGGTCTCTCGAACTTACCACCCTCGTCAATAAACAACAGCTTTAGTTTTTCACCATCATATGCATTGGACGTTGTGTTACGCCAGTTGATAACACTGTTTAAGGCCTGCCCCTTAGAACTGGTCTTATTGTTCTTTGTAATCCTTTTAGATGGCTCACGGAACGCTAGCTCTGTACGGGGGTTTGTAGTACCATCTTGTATAGGCTTAAAGAAGAATGGGTAGTGTCTGTACATACCCACCACTTTTTTCATAAAGATGTTATCCTGAGCATCCTTACCAGTCTTAGACATTATACCAACAGTTACATCGTAGGTAGAAGTACCTACGTCATCAACCTTGCTAGCAGCGACGTTGGTGTAACCAGAACGTCGACACTTAGTGTATAGCTGTCCTGCGCATCTTGTATCTACAAAACAGGCCTCCATATGGTAATTTATATCTCTCTGGAACTGAAGGTAGTAGCCATAAAAACTAGCATCTATCTTACTCCACTGTAGCATCATATAGTGAGACCCAGTAATGTATGTAGGCTCACCGTTATTGTAAAACCACAATCCGTTTTTACGCCTTTTAAATTCCCTCTTGATGTACCACTCGTGCTTAGCTTTGAATTCCCTAGGCATTTCATACCAGTCATCCATATTACCTATACGCGAAAGCTCAGTAGGCATATCCTCTCTTACCCAATACTGCTTCTCTTTAGGTTTGTCGTGGTATAGTATATCCTTTTTTAATGGAACCTTAGGTAGCTGTATGGCTAGACTTGAAATCTCAACTATCTCACCCTCAGTGTCTTCTGGGCAAATATTGATTACTTTCTCTTCGTAACTCTTTATGTCTTTTAGACCTGCCATATAATATGCATTAACGCTTAGCGTACTGTTCTGAGAACCCACCAGAGAAATCTCTAGCAGCTTCAATGCCACCAGTTTCGTTGAGCTCTTTGATCATCGTCTCTAGCTTTTGATATTCTGTTATCAGCTCCTTTGCATCAAGCGCTGACTCCTTTATACTCTTAAGCTCTGCACGACGACCCGAGCCTGATTGCTCGGTGTCTATGGGTCTTTTTATTTCTTCGGTGATGTTACGTATAGCCTCGGCCATAGCTTCCAACAGCTCTTCACCTGCTTTAATGCTGCTGAATTGCTTCTTGCGGCCCATTAAAATCCAGTGGCATAGATATGGTCAATGTGTGTGCGATATACTTTATCGCCATCTACATCCATCTCGTAATCTGCATTCTTCATAATCATCACCTTGTCACCAGTCTTCAGGCCTAGCTGTTGCACTGCAGGAGAGTCATATAAAACATAACCATATTCGTTGTACTCTGGCTTCTCGAGGTCTATGATAATACCACTGTCGCTTACCTGCTCGTAAGATTGAACCTCAGGTGTAAGAAATACCCATTCGCTAAGGAGCTCAATGCGCCCTGTGTCTTTATCTTTATAAGCATATACCTGTGAGGTGTGACTGTTGTTAGGGTCAAAGCGTACATAGTATACATTATCGCCTATAGATTGTCCAGAGCCATTGTTAGATATAACTACGTGATGATGAAAGTATATAGTATCACCAACTTTAACTGGTGTAGGATACTTCTCTGGAACAGCTACAACCTCAGCACTAGTCTTTCGGTTTTCAAACTCATTCCATTTGGGGTCTATATATATAGTCCCATCGCCAAGTGTTATCTCATCGTTAAAAGCCTTAGGGATCTTAACGAAGAAATCGTATAAACTACGCATAATAAAAAATTAAATTAAAAATTAAGGTCGTACTCAATGAGTACAGGTACATTCTCCACACTCTTCCATAGCATTACGCCATCCTCAGGGTGTTTTATATATACCAAGTATTTTTTTTCTTTAAATTTATGTAGGTATGCTTCATCTAATATGATAGCATCAACTTTAGATTCACCAGCTTTCTGACCTATATAATAAGCCATAGCCTTTAAGGGGTCTATCCCTATAATAATTTTACGTATCATTTCATTTTAATTTAAATCACCGTTATTCATACGGTTAATCCAGTAATTAATATTACTAGGATTGTTATCCTGTTCCTTACGATAAGAGTCTAGCATATAGGAAAGTATATCCTCTAGCTCTTCTTCGTCGTCAACAGTTATAGAAGACAGTAGGTTCATACGAACCGTTACCTCTTCGTTATCTGGTGTAACACTTTTGTTGTCAAAGTCTAAGAACGCTACAGATAGGGCTACAATGACCTCTTCTGAAAGATCGTACTTCTTAATGGTTTCATTAATAGCAAGCATTAGCTCTTGTACCTCTTCGATACATTCTCTGTGGTCTTCTTTCATTGAATTAATTTAACTTATTTTTAAAACTTCTACAGCAGATCCCGCCTTAAGGACAACGTTACCCGATGATGACAAGCTAGTAACTGTAATAATATCTCCAGCTGCTAAATACTTGGAGTAGTAAAAAGAAGTCATTGAAAGACCTACTGCACTTTTTGATCTTAAAGCTGTAGATATAGCTGTTCCATTTACTAAAATTACGGTAGTGACACTTGTGTTTGAAACACTAACGGCATCATACTGAAATCCTATGTCAATACGATACACACCAGCCTCATCTATAGTAATGTTAGATGTAGTAAACGTGTATGGAGCTGTGCTTCCTACTTGGTAAGAGCCATCAGGATTTGAATTATCTATAGGTGCAAAGCCCATATCACTTGCAGGCCCACCAGCTGTTAAAGATCTATCTAGTTCTTGTCTAGCGATTATTCTAGCTGGAACAATAGGGTCTGTACTAAATGCATTAACAGTAAGTTCACGCTTTACTACTTGGTTGCTACTGTTTATAAGTAAGCCTGTAAACTCCGAGTTAGCTGTTGGCGGTGCTGCAGTAAAAGACTGCGTACCATTTATCTCTACCTCTGTAAGGGATAGCTTTAGTGCTGATG